ATAAGGCACGGACTATAGAGATTGTTTGCTTGATCTCGATATAAACTATAATAAATCGGCTACATCTAACTTAATATCTGCAACTCTTATTAACTGTCTTATTCGTGGAAAGGTTATAAATAATAATGCAACCACAGGAAAAGAACCTCGCTTCACAAATACAAGCTCAAAATTCAACAGTTATATCTTAAAAGGCGCTGACGATAATACAAGCGGAAGTTACTATATTCAGACAGGCGGTAAAAGCATTTACGACCCTACTCATATGACGTTGACAAGCGCAGATACTAATATGCTGTCATACAACCCTTCCAGCCCAGATATGGCAGCATTACAGCTTGCAGGATTTCCTTGCTATGCAGGAGAGTGATAATGTATGGCTACAAAAAGTTTGTCTGACCTTATTGGTGACATAAACTCTCGCGGTAATGTAGTTCAAGACGATACAGGGCATTATAGTTATCAATCAGGCAGCGGTGGTATAAGTAAAAATACAATCACACTGTCAAATGAAGCTACTTTGTATGCCTTTTATCAGGAAACAAAAGCTATTTGCCCGAATCCGCGAGAGGGTAGTCAACCAGAAGAAGCAATGCCGGTTAGCTGTTATATCATTTCGGCTGACAGATTATCAAGAACTAGTGTAACATTACCTTACGGACAGTGGACATATATCTTTGTTGAACCTTATGCCGAGATAGTTTTTTCGTTCAGTTTTTCATATCTTTATACAAAAGACGAATGTAAAGACCCTGATACTGGCGATTGGATAGAGGGGCGCAGATATCCTAACGTTAGTGTTTGTGATGTAGACTATAGACAATGGACGTTAACCTCAGACGGAATATTTACTTCCGAATTATCAAGCCTTACACCTTCAAGCCCCTTGAATCCTCCATTGCCAAAGTGTATATGGCGTTTAGAAAATGGAGAGATAACACATAAACGATTTTCAGAAGAGGTATTACCTCTGCACGAACCTCTTCCATATTGTTTGTGGAGAAGCACACCTTCCGAGCGCGATTACATCTTTCACAGACGATTACCCGATCATTTACCTCCCGAACCTCCCGAACCTGTTGACGTTGAGCCTGTAAAACAGCGTCCGTACATTTGTATATTCAGTAAATATACACAACAGAATCTGTTTTACACTCACGGCAAAGCAATTCTGCACCCTACAAAGTGCCTGATAACAGAAGAGCTAAACGGCAAGTACAATTTGACAATCGAACACCCAATAGACAATACAGGCTTATGGGAATACATAAGAGAAAACAACATTATCAAGGCTTTGGGGCAGCTTTTTACGATAAGACTTGTAAAGCAATCGTGGAATGGAAATGAGGGCAAAGTTACAGCGACAGCAGACCACATTTTTTATCACATGGCTGATAAATGGATTCCTATGGGTTCGTCAATAACAACGAACTTGCTTTCAGTACAAGCATTAATTGATGTAGCTCAAACTTATGTAAGGGCAAGCACACACTATGAAGGAGAAGTAATATACGGATTTCATCAAGTTGTTGATACAGATATGGCGTATCCGGGCTACTATATAAACGGTGAATGGATACCTGATTTGGATTTTAACGCTAGTCATTGGGCTGATCTTCAAACAGGCATCAATCCAGTTGACTTTTTTATGGGCAGCGACAGCATTATATCAAATGTAGGCGGCGAATTATATCGAGATAACTTCTACTTTGCTATAACCAATCGAAAGCTTTACTCTAAAGATAACGCATTTGAGCTGAGAGTGGGCAAGAACGTAACAGGGATATCCCGAACAATTGATATGACTAATTTTGTTACAGCAATTACCGCAAAAAACAACTACGGAACAACAATATATCAAGATGTTTCACCTGCCCATGTAAGAAATACATATGGTGTTGAGTTCGCTCACCCTGTAATTCGAGATAAATATTATAGTTATGATTACCCCGATACAATACCTTATGAAACAAGATATGAGTATGCTGAGGCAAGGCTGAACAGAGATAAACAAAGATACATGGACGAGCACGTTCCACCTAACATAGTTTATGACATAAAGCTGAAAGACCTAAAAAATGCGCCTGAGTATGAAAGCTTTTTGAATCAGTCTGACTTTACCGTCGGCAATACAGGATATGTATATGACGAGCGGTTGAGTTCAAGTGCTATCAAGCTGAAAGTAACGCGAACGGTCAGAAATGCTATTACCGATGAAGTCGAAGAGGTAAGCTTCGGAAAACTTCAAAAGCTGTCATCTTAGGAGGAAGACAATGGAAACGCTTAAAATAGTTATATCAATTTTATCAGCAACAGGAATACTCAGTATAGCAGTAGCGGAGCTTGTAAGACGTGTAAAGCGTGAAAAACAGCACGATGAAGCTACAGAGAAAGGCTTACAAGCTCTTCTCAGGGACAGGCTGATATACCAGTATGACAAGTACAAGGGCAAAGGGTACGCTCCGATCTACGCAAAAGAGAACTTTGAAAACCTATATAAACAGTATCACAATTTAGGCGCAAACGGCGTTATGGACGATATATACAACGACTTCCGAAAACTTCCTACAAGGGGTGAAGATGTATGAAAGATTTTATCAAGAAAGAACCAGTGAAAAGAGCTATCAGGACATTTATACAAGCGGCAGCTGGATATGTCGTGGTAAACGTTGTAACGCTCGATTTTAACGCGAAAAACGCTGTAAAAGCCTTTGCTATAGCTACAATAGCAGCGGGGATAGCAGCTGTAATGAACGTGCATAAGGACGGTGAAAGCAATGATAGTTGAAGTATACGGCGGTAACATATCCGATTCTGAAAAAATGGCGTACATTGAACACGTCAAGAAAAAGTCAGGTAATGGGAATATCATTCAGCGCATTGTGATAAAGCTTGACGGCGAATTTGCCGACTTAGAGTGGTATTATTCGCCTGTACCGTTTGACCGCATCAGAAGAATAACAGGCTATCTCAGCAGACTGCCTAAGTTTAACAACGGTAAAAGGGCAGAAGTAGCCGACAGAGTACCGCATAATCATCACGGATATGACGAAGATTATTATATGCACGATGTAAGCGGACTAATAGACGAATAGGAGGTATAGAAAATGGCTGATTTACCAAAAGGCATAACAAACGAAGAAAAGTTCTTATATGCACTGGCAACAGGCGATACAAGCGAAATGCCTGAAGCTATAACGAGAGAGGAAAAATACCTTAAAGCTATTGCTGAAAACAGCGGTGGCGGAGGTGGAGGTGGTTCAACACCTAATGACGGAATGCTTACTATACAGAAAAATGGAACAACTGTCGGAACATTCACAGCAAATCAGGCAACAAATGAAACTATCAATATTGTTGTCCCTACGTCCGCAGGCGATGTATCGGCTCTTCCTGACACAACAAAGTATGGAGCTTCACTTTTGCTTGAAATCAACAGCTCGACATTTGTCGTAACAGCAACACTCAAAGATCAAAACGGCGATGCTCTTGGAACGGCACAGACAATTGACTTACCTCTCGAATCTGTTGTTGTAAATGGCTCATATGATAGCGCAACAAAAAAGGTTATTCTCACTCTGCAAAGCGGTTCAACAATTGAGTTTAGTGTTGCTGACCTTGTAAGCGGTTTACAGTCTGAGATTACATCGGCAAATAAGCTTGATGCAGATTTAATAGATGATAGTACGTCAATAAATAAATTTGTAACAAGCGCTGAGAAAACTACTTGGAATAACAAGTCTGATTTCAGTGGAAACTACAATGATTTAACTAATAAGCCTACTATACCGTCATCCGCTGCTGATGTAAACGCATTGCCCGCTTCTACTCTTTATGCAGGAGCTTCTACAGCGGGAGGAGCTGCAACATCTGCAAATAAGCTTAATACAGATGCGGGTTCAGCGACACAGCCTGTATATTTTGATAACGGTGTCCCTGTTGCAACTACCTATTCTCTCGCTAAATCTGTTCCTGCCGATGCTGTTTTTACCGATACAACTTATGAAAGTAAGGTTGCTACAAGCGGTGGTACTGATGTATCTCTCTGTACAACAGGCGAAAAGTATATCTGGAATAACAAACAGAGTGCTATCGACATCAACAATAAACTCTCAGCAGACCTTGTTGACGATTCAAGTTCTATAAATAAGTTTGCTACGGCAGCACAACTCTCCCAAATCGAAACCAATAAAAACAATATTTCATCAATTCAGCAGACAATCGGAGATATCAACACGGTGTTAGAGGAGGTGCTGTAAATGCCTGAACACACAATAGCTGAAAATCTTACAAGATTGCAGAACGCTAAAACCGCTATTGGCAACGCCATAACTGCAAAGGGTGGGACTGTTGCGGCAAGTGACGGACTGGAAGAATTTGCTGCAGATATTGCGACTATCGTTACAGTAACAGGCGGTCACGAAGTAACGGTCACAACCATTGCCGATGCTGTTGTAACACTTGAAAAAACTGGTACAACTTATACTGCAACAGCAGATAATAACGGTATAGCAACATTCACTGGTGTTGCTGCTGGTACTTATACAGTCACGGCAGTATATGACGGTGCTACTTCTGACAGTACAACGGTCGCTGTTACTGACTTTTCGGCAACAGAAAACACATTTGCGACAATCAGTATTACCGCATCTGATGATTGCACAATAACTATCACGGACGGTACTATCACAAAGACGGTTGCATATCTCGCAGGAGCTACGGTTGTACAATATGCTTCTGTTGGCTCTACTTGGGATATAAGTACCGTAATTGACGAAACCACAATAACAAGAACTGTTGCAGTAACCTCTTATGCAGACTTTCCTGTTAATCTTACTCCCTCGGTTACATACGGATTCTTTATTGATTCCTCTGTTTCAGATTCAGACAATGCGGTAACATACCTTGAAGATGCTGTTGATATGACACCTGCATCAATGGGAGCTTCAACATTTAATTATGGCTCTTGGGAAGATGCTTTCTTTATGCCAAAGCCTTGTATGTTAAAATCCGATGGCACAGTTGATTATTACCTCGACCCTAACGATTATTCAAAGAAAGTTGATGGTACTGCTTCTGATATAGCCAATTCATCATATGACGGAAATGCAATGATGGAATTTCCTAAAATATGGTATAAGTTTGCTGGAGGTACTAACACTGGTGACGGATATTTCTACGTTAGCAATACACAGGTTGATAGCGACTATCACTGTTGGTGCAATATAGATGCCAACAATAATGAGATAGACCACTTCTATATGGCAATCTATAACGGTACTGGAACGTCAAAACTCCGTTCTCTTTCAGGGGTTACACTTAATTCATCATCAGGCAACGGAAACACAACTGCTACTCAGGAGACTACAAGAGCGCAAGCTAACAATCCGACCGACAAGCAGATGTGGTACATCGACCAGTGGTGCGATAGACTTCTTATCAATGCACTCCTTGTACTTATGAGCAAATCCCTCAATTCACAAGGCAAGTTTGGGCAGGGTATTGTGACAGGTTCACAAACCGCAAAAGAAACATATGTCACAGGTTCACTTAACACAAGAGGGTTGTTCTATGGTGATATTTCAGGGCAGTCAACTGCTGTTAAAGTATTTGGTATTGAAAACTGGTGGGGACTTGCATACAGAAGAACGGCAGGCTGTATAAACGCAAGCGGAACTTTTAAAGTCAAACTCACTTGGGGAACGAAAGACGGTTCAACAACTACTGGCTATAATGAGGACGGTAGCGGTTATATCTCTAACGGCAGTGTATGCACTACGAGTAATTATATTCAAAAAATGAAGTTCGACCAGTTCGGTTATATGGTTAACACAGTTAATTCAAATGCAAGTTCAACATATTATCAAGATTATTATTACTATAGTTCGGGAACAAAATACTTGCTGGTTGGCGGTAATGCTGGCAGTGGCTCTCGTGCGGGTGCGTTTTTTTTCGAGCTGAGCAATGCGCCCTCGAGTGCGCATTGGAGTTATGCCGCTGCGCTTTCTTGTAAACCACTTGCCTGAAAGGGTGAATTTGCTGTAAGCACGGACAGGTATTCATGACAATAACGCTCAGTAAGTAACAAAGTCAGGGCGTTTATTTATATTTAATGCACTTAGTGCGGAAAGGAATGATTTAATGAAACAAGGAATTGACGTTTCACAGTGGCAAGGCGTTATAACCGATGCACAGTGGAAAGAAATCAAGTGTAAATGTGATTTTGTCATTATCCGCTTAGGCTATCGCGGATATGGCAATGGTGCGTTAAAGCTTGACGAAAGGCTGACGCACAATCTCGGTTCGTGTCAGAGATATGATATACCTTACGGATTTTACTTCTTCACGCAAGCTGTAAATACAGCAGAAGCGCGGGAAGAGGTCGAAATGATATCAAATATAGTCGATATCAAAAAGGCTCAGTACGGCATCTGGTTTGATACCGAGGACGCTGCAAGCGGTAACGGCAGGGCGGATAATATCAGCCGTGAAGCGCGTACAGATGCAGCTATAGCTTTTTGTGATGCTGTCAAGAAAAAGGGCGGTATTGGTGGCGTGTATGCAGGATATTATTGGTTACGCGATAAGATGCAACCAAACAGACTTGCATCATATCCAATATGGTGTCCTTGCTATCTTGAAAACTGTTTGTATCAGGGTGCTAACCTTGCAATATGGCAATATAGTTCAAGCAATCCGATGAAAATAACAGGCTTTGGAAGCTCACTTGACTACAATCAGCTTATCAATGATATGTGGTTTAGTGGTAGCACTCAGAAGCCCACAGAAAAGCCCACAAAGAGCGTTGAAGAACTTGCTAATGAAGTTATAGCGGGTAAATGGGGCAACGGCTCAGAGCGTCAGCAGAAGCTTACAAGAGCAGACTATGACTATAACGCTGTACAAAAGCGTGTGAATGAGATACTTGCAAATCAGAAATCGAAAGCAATAACATACATTGTCAAGGGCGGCGATACACTCAGCGGCATAGCTCAGCGATACGGCACGACAATATCACGCATAGCGGCTGACAACGGTATCAAAAATGTAAATCTTATATATATCGGGCAAAAATTAACAATTAACCCTTGATTTTAGTATGGATTTATGTTATACTTTATATAGTCGGATAGGGTAGCTCCCGAAAAGCTGACCGTCCTATCAGCCTTCCGACTTAAAATAAATAGGACAGGCACTTAAAGGACGGTGTTATTATGAACGAAAACGAGAGAATCAAAGTTGACTACATTGTATTTGAGGGAGAAATGGCAAGAGCAGAGCGACACGTTAAAAGGTGGCAATTCGCCTTTGTGTGTGCGCTTATAATTGCACTTCTCGCGGTGCTTGGAATGTACCTCGAACATCGCAAAACGCTTGAATACCTTGCAAGCTATGATTATGAAACTGAATCATACGAATATGAATATTCACAGGACGGTCGCGGTATAAACATTATCGGCGATGATAACGAGGTGACAAAGAATGGCTCAAAGAGTGAGAGTACGGAGAACGGTACGCAGACGCACGCGGAATAACGGCGGCAAAAGAAGAAAGCCGAGGTCGGTATGAGTGACTTCGAGAACATCTCCAATTCTGACCTATCGGCTTTAATTGACGAATGGACGAAAAACGAGATATACCGAAAGATTTTGAAACGTCGCTTGATTGACGGTCTAACATATGAAAAGCTCGCAGAGGAATTTCAAATGTCCGTTTATGGCGTAAAGAAAATCGTTTATCACGAACAAGAAGTTTTATTCAAACAAATCGAACGAGAAAACGATATAGAACGGCGATTTTTAAGCGGTGAAGTTGTACCAATTCTTTAAAAAGTTGACGAAAAGTTGACGAATAGTATACTATAAATACCCTTTCTGTTGATTGCAGAGAGGGTATTTTTATTTTATACTGAGGTTAGGTGATAAATATGTATGTAAAATTTGCCAACAATCCGAGAGGTAATTACCGAGCTGGAGACTGCGTTGTGAGAGCAATCTCTGCCGTAACAGGTGAATCGTGGGAAAAAATCTATAGTGATTTATCTGTCGAAGGCTTTTTTATAGGTGAATGGGCTAACAATAACGGTGTCTGGGACAGCTATCTGCGGCAAAAAGGATTCAAACGTTACATTTGCCCGAACGAATGCCCATCCTGTTATTCTGTTGCTGATTTTGCCGACGAACATCCCGAAGGACAATATATCGTTGGCACAGGCAAACACGCTGTAGCGGTCATTAACGGCGACTGGTGGGATTCGTGGGATAGCGGAAAAGAAATCCCTATTTACTATTATAGTAAATAGGGATTGAAAAATTATTCATATTTCCATATATAGCCATTGCCTTGACCAGTTGTTGCAAGCCATGTTTTTATATTTTCTTTTGGTATATTTAGAAGTTGTGCGGCTATGCCAACAGACGTATATTTTGCAAGCAAGTGACCTTCTAACGTGTATTGATATAATGGTTTAGCTTTTGTTTCAATCGCTCTAATTCGAGCAGTACCATAGTTATTGTTATAAGTATAGGTACACCATTCAAGGTTGTCTGCCGCGTTATTTAGCTTGTTTTCATCTTTGTGATTAACGCACGGTAGCTTTTCAGGGTTAGGAATAAACGTATTAGCGACTAACCTGTGAACCTGAAATTTTTCTCGCTTTGAGTTTTTGTAAAGAGTGATAACATGATAGCCAGAAGTAATCAAACTTGGTTTCAATATGTATTCTTGTGGCTTGTGCGCTCTCGCCCATTGGCGAAAACTCTTTACTCGCCCTAAAGAGCTGACCTGATAAAGCCCTTCATATCCTTTTACATCTTTCCAAATTTCTTTCACAAAAAACACCTTCCCTTTTCTAAAGTGCACCCTTTTTTTAAACAATGTGCAGAAACCGTAAAAGGGGATAACGACTTGTCAGGAGCTACCCTATCTGCACATACATATTATACCATATTTTCCCAAAAAAATCAAGCAAAATCGGCGCAAATAGGCATAAATTCTACTGAAACAGTGGCTTAATTATCTCAGTGCCGCACCACAAAATACAATTCAATTATTTATGCACTTTGCAAAGGAGTGATATAATGTCAGCTTTCAATCCTTATTACCCGAACACTTTCAATCCTTATCAGCAAGCATATCAGCCGTATCAACAGGCTAATTTTCAACAGCCTCAGCAGTCGCAAAGCTTTACTCAGCCGACAATCAGAGCTGAGATAGTACAAATTGACGGTGATGAAGCAGAAGCAAACAACTTTCCTGTTCAAACTGGCGGCACTCAGATGATGATAAACAAGGCAGAGGATAAGATATTTATTAAGACCGTGTATGCAAACAACCAAACTAACCTTGACATTTTTGTAAAACAAAAGCCTGCTCCGGCTCAACCTCAGCCGAACTTTGACAACTTTGTTACAAGGGAAGAGCTTGAACAGCGGTTATCTCAGCTTAGTGTACCTACATCACAGCCGACAACACGGAAGAAAAAGGAGGAATCAGTAAATGAGTGATAGTATGTTTCAGCGGTTAGGTAACGGAAAACCTCAACAGCCTAATCAGCAACCACAACAGCCGGATATTAACAAGATGTTTCAAGAGTTTCAGAAAAACCCTTTGAAATATCTTCCAAATGCTCCGAAAGGCGTTACAAATCCAATGGATTTGCTTAAATTCTATGCTGATAATGGCAAAGTACCGCTTCAGCTTCAAGGGCGTGTAAACGCTATTCTCGGCAGAAGATAACACAAATGTGCAATGTATTTGTGTTTCTATTGCACATCATTGCACATAAAACGCAAATGTGCATTGTTTTTGCGTTTCCAACTCGGTGAGTTAGAAAAGTATGGTAAAAAACTGGGTAAAAACAGGGCAAAAACTGGGTAGCGTGTGGATTCTGCACAATAAATCCAGTCGAATTAGTCAAATTTCACACGAATATCAGTCGAATTAGTCGCAAACGGCTAACTCAGCGAGTTTTGACATGGTGGTAAGGACATTTAAGTCCTTAGCATAGATTTTCCGGCTATCCTTTAGGAGATAGTCGCTTACCCTCATAATTAGAGGGAGAAAGGAGGGCTTTATGGCTCTTACAGATGATAACGGCGTTAACGCTACAATGTTAATGCAACCTGCCTATGGTACACCTTACGGCGGTGGCTATGGCGGCGGCGGTCTTTTCGGAGGCAACAACGACCTTCTCGGACTGCTCTTTGTAATCGCTCTTTGTAACGGCGGCTTTGGCGGCTTTGGCGGCTTCGGCGGTGGCTACGGTGCTATGCTTGGTATGGGCGGTATGTGGGGTATGGATATGCTCTATCCGTGGCTCAACAACTCGCAGAACATCAACGACGGATTCAGAGACCAGATGCTTAACAACAACGTAACCTCAATTCGTGACGGTATTCAGGGACTTAGCACTCAGCTTTGTCAGTGCTGTGGCGATATGAGATACGATATGGCTCAGGGCATCAACAGTGTTAACACTAACCTTTGCAACGGTTTCAACGGCGTAAACAACAGCATTTTCGGTGCTCAGACCGCTATTGCTCAGCAGATGAACGCTAACGAAATGGCAAGTCTCAACAGAAGCTTTGCGGAGCAGGCAGCTAACTCACAGGGATTCAACAACGTACAGGCTCAGCTTGCACAGTGCTGCTGTGACAATCGCCTTGCTACAGCTCAGACACAGGCTCTTGTACAGTCTGAGAACTGCGCTGACCGTTATGAGGCGGCAAAGAACACACAAGGCATTATCTCAGCTATTACAGCAGGCATTCAGAGCATTAAAGACGACCTTTGTCAGGATAGGCTCGATGCTGAGAGACGTGAAAACGCTAATCTCAGAAGCGAACTTATGTATGCAAGAGGTCAGGCTTCACAGGTTGAGCAGACAGCTCAGCTCCTCGCTAACAACAATGCTCAGACAGCTCTGTTCCAGCAGGGACTTAATAACGAGGTAGATGCGCTGTATAGCCGACTTTCAAACTGTCCTGTGCCGACCGTTCCGGTTTTCGGAAATCAGAGAATCTTTACTTGTCAGGGCAACAACAATCCCTGCGGCTGTGGTTGCGGAAGCAACAACTTCTAAGGCGGTGATACTATGTCAGCATCATACAGCATAGTAACACCTCAGAACCTTGCACCGAATCAGCCAACAGTTTTTCAAAATTCCCCTTGTCCTTGCACTGAGGGACTTGTATTCAAGAAAAATGGTGGTGTATTCCTTCTTGCTTCAAATGCACCTCAAAGCTCTTGTAACTGTAGCTGTAATTGTTGCAGACGCATTTACAAAACAAAATACGAAGTAGAAGTACACGCTAATATCGAGATACCGACAGGCGGTACAGTCGAAGAAATTCAGCTTGCGCTGGCTATTGACGGAGTGATTGCACCGGAAAGCATTATGTCTTTCACTCCTGCCGCTGTCGAGGTCGCAGGCAATGTAGGCACAAGCATTATAGTGCCTGTAATCTCCCTTTGTGGTTGTGAAAGCGTGGCTCTTGTAAATGCAAGCACTCAGAATATTACTATCAATAATGGCTCAATAGTATTTGACTATGCCGGCGTTGATAGAATCAGATAAGGAGGGATAATGTTATGGATAAACTTTGCAGATATCTTGACAAAGAGCTTGAAGAAATGGAAAACAAAGTCGGTATGGGCGGTAAGCTCAGCCGTACAGAAATCGAGGACGGAAAGAACCTCGCTAAGTTTAAAATGGCTCTTCTGACTAATGAAGCTATGGAAGAAGACGGTTATTCAAACGAATACAGCGGTGCTCGTTCTTACAATCGCGGACGTTCTCGCGGCGAATCTATGCGCGGCAATTCCTATGAGTATGAAGACGGTATGTCTAATGGTCGTGGACGTGGCTCAAATGCAAAACGTGACCGTATGGGACGTTACAGCTCTGAGGACGGATACAGTCGCGCAGATGCTAAGGAAGAGTTTCTCGAAAAGGTCTATGATCTTATGGACGAAGCTCCGGACGAACACACAAGAAAAAAATTTGAGCGTTTTGTCAACGAAATGAGATAAAAAGGGAGTGTAGCCTTGATTACTGTTGATGATTTAAAAGCGGCAATAGCCGAGTGTCAAGGTGAGCGCAATCCTAACGCACAGACTTGTATGAAATTAGCTGCCTATTATACGATTCTGAGGGAACTTGAACCGGAAATGTCGATGTACTCATATACACCTGCACCACCAGTCAAAGAAACGGTTGATTACTACTCCGAGACTGAGTTTGGTCGGGAGATAGACGGCAAAGATATGACAACGGTAGTAAAGCTTCTAGACGAACTTATGACAACACTTTCAGCAATACAACCTCGGTTGTATGACGGAGTTATGAGACGGCTAAGAAACATATAAAAAGAATCCCCTGCGGTTATCCGTAGGGGATTTATCTTTTATCGTTCAAATCTGTAAAGGTCAATCAAGTCCTGTTGCCAAGAGTTACGGAGCGAATTTTCTTCTGCTCTTTGGAAGTTGTACTCCGCTTCTTCTGCGATTGAGCGGTAAAGCTCATTGAGGTCAATATCTTCTGCTTCATCATCGTCAAGGCTTTCAATGTACTCAGCAGCTTTCCGCTTGATAGCAAGTTCACGTTCGAGCCTTTCCTGTTCCTGTTCGATGCGTTCAAGTGCGTTCTGTGCGTTCATTATGATTCCTCCTCTTCCTCGACTTCCAGTTTATAGATGTGGTAGTTTATCACTGTTCTGTTTCCGCTTTTCTGTACTGAAATATCATTGCGATACTTGTTAAATGCTTCTTGTGCTTCTTCGTCTATTTCAAACTCTGCGAGAGTTTCAAACGGACTTTCTTTACCTTTTTGAATGTAATAGAGTATATCGTCCAGTATTTGCGATTCTGTTTTCTCAACGTACTCAATCGGTGCGGTAAAATTTCCGCAAGCGTGCTCAATATAATATCTCATCATAGTTTCATCTTTGCCTTTCGGTGTCATTTCTGCGAGATATTCAAGTGTCTTACCGGCAAACTCGGAAGGCGTGAACGCACTTGAAAGTTCATCGTGCTCGGTCTCGGTTGTGTCTGTGAAGTAATCGTCAGGGTATTCATTGATAATGTCGCTCTCTGTGAGTGTGTCGGCTGTGTCGCCGTTCTGATTCCAGTTGCAAGCGTCTTCGTAGCAAACTTCTCTGAACTCGTCCCATGTCAAAACTTTAGCTTTCATAATTTTCCTCCTTGCCTTTCGGCTGTCTTGTTATAACGTGTGCGGAGATTAGCCGCTCCGCTCGGCTGTTGGTTACTGTGCGTTGTATCTGCGCTCTATCAAGCTATGCCCCGTTGAATATTTAACTATGATATTTGCTGATATGTAATCGAATTCTTTTGATAGATAATTCTGTCTTATGAGTATGTCAATATCAGTTAATGTTTCACGCTCTCCCGCCCATTTTCTGCGAGACCCCTTTTTTGTGGAGATGTAAAGCTCATATTTAATAGGCTCACCTTCATTGTTTACCTGACGGCTTACATTTTCTTTCATAGTATAATTTTTCATAGTGTCCTCCTATTATTCGGGTTACCCCTTTACTTTACTATATTATAACATTTTGCTTATAAAAAATCAAGTACAGCTTGATTATAAAATTCACGAAAAAACAAGCTGATATTTATACAATATATACAAACTTGAATAAATCGTAAATAATAGCTTGATTTTTAAGCGAATCAGTGCTATAATTGATATATAAGTTCGTGGGAGGTGATAAGATGAACTTACAGCTTTTACAGGAACGTATCAAAGACAGCGGCATTACGAAGGTCGCACTTGCCAAAAAGCTTGACATTACAACTCAAAGCTTATGGGATAAGCTCAACGGCAAGTACAATTTTTCGTTAGCCGATGCCGAAAGACTGACGGATATCCTTCACTTATCCGACAGCGAAGCAAAAGAAATTTTCTTGAAAGGAGAAAACGAGATTGCCTTGTAAGAAAACATATGTAAGGAGAGAACACGATGTTAACAGCAGCAGTATTTTTTATTTTAACGTCATTATGCTACATTGAAGCATATTGTGTGCATACACTGGTTGAGCGTTATAAGTGGCTCAGCAATAAGCGTATGCAGGAAAGAAGAGCGTATTACCGTAACAAGGCATACAAGATAGTCGGTAAGGAATACGCTATCAATCGCAATCGTAACGCGATATGGGAACATATCGAGAAGTAATGGAGGTAACTATGGAGAACACGAATAATATGGTATCAATCACGAAAGAAGAGCTTACAGACCTTCTCGAAAACAAGATAAGGTTGAATCTTATCCTTGATTTTCTCTTTGATTCTGCGAAATTATCGTGGAATAAATCAGAGCTTGACTTTGAAGAGGTAGACCGTCTTATAATGTTGCTCTATCCCAAAAGAAGCAAAGAGAAGTTCGCAGAGCTGAAAGCTATAGAGGGACAGAAAAATGATGATGATACCTAATCAAATAAGTAAATCTCTATATGAGAAAGCGGCAGCTGTTGCAATAAAGGTAGAGCAGTTGAGCAGATTAACTCCTTTCGGAGAGGTAAGGCTCAGACCTGACGATATACTTGCAAAGGCAACGGCTGTTGAGATTGACAGATACTATGAAGGGATGTGCAAGCAATGAACGATAACTTGAAACAAAAAGAACGCAAGGCAATAGAAGCCTTGAAGATGTTCGAGCCGGAAGATGAACCATATTACTTATGTTATAGCGGCGGCAAGGATAGCGATGCTATCCGCATATTAGCGGCTCTTGCAGGAGTTAAACATGATATAATTCATAATCTCACAACTGTTGACGCTCCCGAAACAATCCAGTATATCAAGAGCATACCTAATGTGAAGATTAACAAAGCTCGGTGGGCTGATGGTACGCATAAAACTATGTGGAATCTGATACCTCGAAAGGGTATGCCGCCAACACGCTTAATGCGCTATTGTTGCATGGAATTGAAAGAACAGGGCGGCAAAGGCAGGCTGAAAATAACAGGAGTTCGCGCCGCTGAGAGCAAGAACAGAGCAGACAACGGCGGCGAAATCAAGATTATTGGCAAACCGAAAACCACACAGAAATACTTGTCTGAAAATGATATAAATTTTCAACAAACAGACAAGGGGGGGGTGGTGCTGAACTTCGATAACGCCGATAGCCGCAGAGCTGTTGAGCATTGTTTCAGAACCACATCAACAATGATAAATCCTATTCTCTCATGGAGTGAAGACGATGTATGGGAATTTCTTCATCATTACGGCTGTGAAGCAAATCCGCTCTATCAGTGTGATAAAAAGCGAATTGGTTGTATCGGTTGTCCGATGCGAGGAAAGAAAGGTATGCGGAAAGAATTTCGCAAGTATCCGAAGTATTACGAAAACTATATACGCGCATTTGACAAAATGTTGAAGGTACTCGATGAAAAAGGCTTGGATACAACGTGGATAAACGGCGAAGAAGTTATGCGTTGGTAGGTATCTGATGTATCAGAAATACGCGGGCAAACATTGTTTGAGGGCTTTGATTTGCGAGACGTATGAAAGGAATATATATATGAAGTTTGTAAAATTCAAAACAAAACACGAAAGAGCTATTATAGCAATTCGTGCCGATCTTATTACATCTGTCTATGAAGAAGCAAGCGATGAAACGTGTATAACATTTGCAAATGATGAAACACAGATAGTGGCTGAACCGATAAACTGTGTTCTATCAAAGATAGAGGAGGTATTAAATGTGTGATATATGTCACAGCAACCCTTGCAGACCTCAATGCCCTAATGCTGTTGATGTTCCTGCCTTACGCTGTGAGGGCTGCGGAGATGATTTATACAATGGCGATATCTACTATCAAATAGGCGAAACAATACTCTGTGAAGAGTGCATTAAAAAAGCTAAGAAAGAGGTAGTTTTATGAATCTTTTTGAAATGACAGAAGCAGCGAAAGAGCTTTATGAGCTTATGTCCGCAGATGAAATAGACGAAACAACACTTGACGATACGCTTGAAGCTATCGGCGCTAATGAAAAGCTTGAATCTTATGTGTACGTCCAGAAGACGCTTGAAGCTGAATATGCAGCTCATAAGGCTGAAAAAGAGCGTCACGATGCAAGAATGAAGTCAATAGCAGCGAATATTGAACGCTTGAAGAATGCGGAGATAGCCTTTATACAGGCAACAGGAAAGAAGAAAGCGAATGCGGGTACTTTCACGCTGACGGTGCGTGAAAGTAAGGTAACAACGATTCTCGATGAATCTAAGATACCTACAGAATATCTCAAACCTCAGCCTTCTAAGCCTGATAAGACAGCTATCAAGAAGGCTATTGAAAACGGTGAAACGATAGAGGGCGCAATCCTTGAAACCTCTTACAGCATATCAGCTAAGTGAAAGGAGTATAGTTATGCAGAAGATACTTGCAAAACTCGGAGCTATACAGGCAACATTGAAAGCTCCTAAGAACCAGTATAACAGTTTTGGCGGGTTCAATTATCGTTCTTGTGAGGATATTCTTGAAGCGCTTAAACCTTTGTTACACGCTCAGAATTGTGTGCTTGTATTATCGGACGAGCTGTCAATGATCGGGGACAGATACTATATCACAGCAACAGCTACGATATACGACACGGAAAGCGGTGAGAGCTTCTCCAACAAAGCATCAGCGAGAGAGACAGCGGCAAAGCCAAAAATGGACGATTCACAGGTAACTGGCACAGCTTCAACCTATGCCCGAAAGTATGCGCTCAATGGCTTATTCTGCATAGACGATGCAAAGGACGCTGACACGGATGAATACCAGACACAGAATCAAACACAGAACTATGAAGCTCCGGCAGTCCAGAAAAAGCAGATAGTATGCCCGAAATGCGGTAAACCTGTCAAGGGAGTAACTAAGTCTGACGGTAAGAAAGTAAGCGCTGAGGACGTTTTAAAAGGCTGTGGCGGTGTATGTTGGAGCTGCTATCAGGCTGACAAGGCGAAATAATGCAAGAGATACGCTTCAAAAGGACTGATTTTATCAAAGTTGTTGCTGCTATATCCGCTTTTATAGACAGCATCACAGATGATAAAGAGTACATCATCACGATAAAAGAGCATAAGCAGAAACGGAGCTTGAACGCTAATTCTTATGCTTGGACGTTGCTTGACAAATTAGCTGAAAAACTTAATATGGCAAAGACCGACATATACAAAGCATATATCAAGGAAATCGGCGGCAATAGCGATATAGTGTGTTGCATTGACAAAGCCGCTGATGATTTATGCAAAGCGTGGGAAGGGCGCGGCATAGGTTGGTTGACAGAGCGAGAAGAAAGCAAGCTCGAAGGTTGCACAAATATCCGCTTGTATTACGGTTCAAGCGTATATGATACGGCACAAATGAGCCGTTTAATAAATCTTATCGTACAGGACTGTAAAACCTATGGAATAGAAACGCTCACGCCCGAGGAACTTGACAGAATGAACGAAGAATGGGGGTGATAAGGTGGACGAATACAGAAAATGTTTCATTTGTGGAAGAAACGGCAACGGAGACAGGCTCGAACGTCACCATTAGCATATATTTGGTGGAGCAAACCGGTGGAAATCCGAGAAATACGGCTTAGTTGTTTACTTATGCGGAGAACGCTGTCACAGAACTGGTGAGCTATCAGTTCACCAAAACGCTATGACTATGGACTATGTTCACAAGTACGGTCAGAGGTTAGCACAAAAAGAAAACGGTTGGACTGTTGAGCAGTTCCGCGAAATCTTCGGTGCAAACTATCTCGATGATGTATAAACGCTCTGAGAGCAACAGAACAGGTTCTAAAATCAATTGTAACGGTATAGGGCTTATAACTACCCTATAAATAAACAACGCCTAAAAACGGCGTATAAATAAGAGGTAAAAGGAGAATGTAAAAATGGCAACTAAGAAGACAAACACAGAGATTATCACAATTGCACCTGTTGAAAAGGTTTCAGCAGAAATTACAATAGTCGGTGAGTCACCGCTTATTGTACACGCTTGGAGTGAAAAAGCAAAGAAAGAGATACTCGATGCTCAGCAGGGCAAAGCAAAGGGTAAAAAGAAAACATTCAAGAACCCTGTTGAGGACTTCATCAGGTCAATGTACTGGCTGTCTGGTATGCCTGATATACCGGAAGGAGCAACAGAGGAAGAGTGCGAAGAGCTGTTCAATGAAGCTATTAAGAACGGTGCAAGATTTGGATTTCCGGCAGTTGCAATCAAGAAAGCGGCTGTATCAGCTGCATACCGTCAGGGCATAACGAAAGACAAAGTATCTGCGAACGGCTCGTTTTGGCTAACAGGTATTGACGATGTAGAGTTCGTAGAGATTGAGACAGACGAACCGCCTATAATGCGTGAAGATATGGTTAAAATCGGTATGGGAACAGCTGATATACGTTATAGGGGTGAATTCAAGAAGTGGAAATGCAGATGCAGAATATCATATCTGAAAGGCGGCGTATTCAGCCTTGAAAACATCATTTCTATGATAAATCTCGGTGGATTTAGCTGTGGACTTGGTGAATGGAGAACCGAAAAAGGCGGTATATCTGGTTCATTCAGAGTTGAAACAACAAAGTGACTGCATACAATAGTCGTGGTTTGGCAGTCTGGGTTAGTTTAGTTTAGCTTTGTTTCGGCGAGATAAGGTAGGGCAGTCAAGGTTAGTTGGGTTCAGTTCGGTTAAGGTGCAGTATGTTAAGGCAGTCAAGGTTAGTTTCGGTTGGTTTCGTTGCGTTTCGTTGCGGAGAGGCAGTCACGGTAAGTTCCGTTGGGCTGTGTTGTGTTGAGTTGCGGAGAGGCAGTCTTGGCACGGCAGTGCGTGGCACGTTTCGTAGTGGCTTGGCAGTCATGTTTTGTCAAGGTGCGGCAAGTTGTGTTCTGGACAGTTGAGTTTTGGCAGTCAAGGTGTGTTCGGGCGAGTTCCGTTACAGTGATGTGAGGTCTGCTGAGGCAGTTATGGTATGTTGGAGCGAGGGCGGTTAGTCGAGGTTAGGCTTGGCAGTCAAGGCTTGTTGAGGTTCGCTATGGTCTCGTGTGTACTGGCAAGGCAGTCAAGGCGTGTCGAGTTCAGATTTGTTGCGTTAAGTCCTGTTTCGGCAGTTATGGTATGTTCTGTTGAGTTCGGGAGCGTTGAGCTGCGACTTGCAATGGCAGTCTAGGTTAGTTATGTTTTGTATAGTTGAGTTGAGGTTTATTCTGGCAGTCAAGGTTAGGCTCGTTGAGTTATGTCGAGACAAGTTAGGGCAGTCGGGGCGAGTTACGTTACGTTTTGTTGCGTTACGTTTTGTTATGGCAGTTATGTCAAGTCGAGTTTAGGCGCGATATGTTCAGCTCAGGAAAGGCAGGCTAACAAACAGCCAAATTCAAAAAGGAGGTATGCAGAATGTCAGCATACAAATGGAAGTCGGGCAGTCGTATTAAAGCGGATGCTCAGAAAAGCGGAGAGCTGTTTGAGCAGCTCTCCAACACGTCAGAAGGTTTGACAGCGAGAACACTGTTGAACGCTAATATCCCCGAAGATGCTCCGCTTCACAGCGAGTATGAGTGGGACAATGAAAAAGCAGCGGATAGTTGGCGCTTGCATCAGTCAAGGCATTTCATCAACAGTATTGCTATCGTGACGGTATCAGCCAAAACAAAAGAAGAAACGGAAGTCAGGGCTTTTCATATCGTCACAGAACCGCATACTTACGAACCATTGACAACTATCATTCAGAATCCTGTCAAGCATGAAAAATTGCTTGACAATGCAAAAGCTGAGTTATTAGCTTTTGAACGAAAGTACAAAGAATTGAAAGAATTAACGCCTGTTTTCAAGGCTATTGAGGAGGTTAAACAGTGAACAAAGTAATTATAACAGGGCGCTTAGTGAGTGACCCAGAATTAAGACAAACCCAGAGCGGCATAGCATCGTGCCGCTTCACAGTAGCAGTTGACAGACGTTTTGCCGATAAGAACACAGGCGAACGTCAGGCTGATTTCATCACCTGCGTTGCGTGGAGGCAGCAGGCTGAGTTCATTTCACGCTATTTCAGCAAAGGCAAGATGATAGCACTTGAAGGAACGCTCAGAACAGGCAAATACACTGACAAGAATCATTCAGACGTTACTCACTACACGACAGATGTATTTGTCGAAAACGTTGAGTTCTGCGGTGATAAGGGTAATTCACAGCAGGTCGCACAGCCGACAGCTCAGAATTTTGTGCAGGCGGCGCAAAACTCAGGTATAGAAACTAAGATGTACAATGGTTCGCTTGGCGACTTTGAGGAAATCTTATCTGACGAAGATATGCCGTTCTAACTTTTGACAAATTTTACATTAGGAGGAAAATATGAAACTTTTTAAACTTGCAGAAATATTAAAAGCTTTTGCTGATACAGGTATAGTGAACGAAGAAAGCGATGTTATCATTGACGTTCCGGATAAACAGGGTTTTGTTGAAGAAGAACTTGATATATCCGGTGTCTGCATTTCTTCTGATAACAGCGTACACTTGAAAATTAACAGAGAAGAATAGCCGTAAAAACCTCTTGACAAATCCTAATA